CAGAAGCGCCTTGTATGGTTCCAGCAAGGATGGATGCGGAACTGGCGTATTCAGCGCTTCCAAGGCACCTCTGACGCGCATATCGCCTGCGCACGGCTAGAGGCACGCATTGAAGGGTTGGCGTTCTAATGGTTGTTGCGCCCACATCTCGGAAGCTTGGCCTCACGCGCGACCAGCTGGCTGCATTCCTTGGCGACCATGAGCAGATCAAGCAGTTCGAGAACCTATTTAACATCGTGGACACCGAGGTCGCGCCGGATGCTGTAACGCAGGCCACGATTTTAGCTGGTAGTGCTGATGCCAGGGCGCAGCAGGCGCTCGACACATTAGAGCGCATGGCAAGGGCGCTTGAGGCTCTGGCAGCGGCCCCTGCGGTTCAGAACAACAACTCTGTTGCAACTGATTATGTGGATCTGAACGAACGCGCTCCGGTGCCGGTCGATAAGCCCGGTCGAACCTATTGGAACCGCGATGACGGCACGATGGACGTTGATCTTTACGGCGGCAGCGTTCTGCAGGTCGGCCAAGAGGTTATGTATTACGCCAAGAACACCAGCGGCAGCCTGATCGCAAACGGCACACCTGTGATGTTTACCGGAACCATTGGTGCGTCTGGTAAACTGACGTTCGGGCTGGCTGTTGCCGATGGTTCCGTGCCTGCCGACTACATGATGGGCGTGACCACGCAGGCCATCAATGATAACGCTTTTGGCTATGTGACCAACTTCGGCCTAGTGCGTGGGTTTAACACCAGTGGCGCGCCTTATGGCGAGGTCTGGGCAGACGGCGATCTGCTCTATTTTGACCCTGCAGCACCAGGCACTTGGACTAAAGTTCAACCGGCTGCTCCAAACATCGCAGAGCCTGTGGCAGTCGTTACCAATGCAGCAACTGGCGGGGCTGGATCGATCTTTGTCCGCATGAAGATCAGCGAGCGCCTGAACACGTTGCAGGACGTTTATATCAACGGCACTGGCACGCCGCTGGCGGGCGAGGTGTTGATCTATGACGCAACGCAGGCCCGATGGGAAAACCATCATGTCGCGGAAGGCGCGAACATCCAAATCACCAACGCAGACGGCTCTATCACGATTGCCGTGACTGGCCTTGGCACTATGGCATTTGAGAACACTGGCGCGTCTGGTACATTTACCGCAGCAAGCGGCGAAACCATTACGGTGGTGGACGGCATCATCACCAGCATTGTTTAAGGACCGAATATGGCAGTCACGATCAAAACCCTGATCCCAGCCAAGCAGGCAGAGAACATTCAGACGGCGCAATACACCGCGACCAATGCGCGTGCGATCATCGACAAGTTCACCGCAACCAACACGACCGCAGGCAACGTGACGATCAGCGTCAATCTGGTGGCCAGTGGCGGCGCAGCTGGTGCTGCAAACCTGATCGTGGACACTCGCTCGATCGCGCCTGACGAGACCTATACCTTTCCAGAACTGGTCGGGCAGGTGCTGGAAGCTGGATCGTTCATTTCAACCATTGCCAGCGCGGTTGCATCCCTGACCATTCGCGCATCTGGACGGGAGATCACCTAATGAAAAAGCCGATGTTCATGATCGAGGGGTTTGGAGGTCTGCGTGAGAGCAAGCCATTTCTGACCGCTGCCGAGAACAAGAAGAACACCCAGATCGCTATCGATGATTGGATGCTTGGGCCAGAAAACCCCAGCAACGAGCGCGGTGCCAATGCGCCTTACTGGCGTGCGCTGGGCCGTGCGATGCGTGTTGATGAGGCTGAGGCTCGTCGTCGTCGCTGCTCCAACTGCGAGTATTACGATAACTCCACGCTGACGCAGGCCAAGATGGACAAGATTCCTTGGAATGAATGGGACGTTGAGGCTGGCTTTCGTGGCTACTGCACCAAGCTGAACTTCATTTGTCATGATCTGCGGTCCTGCCAGGTGTGGGAAGAGCGCGAGTTTGAATCTGAGGATTGACTGTGATAGGGTGCAGCCACCGAGCGTCATTGAGCAGCCGGTGGCTCACCTTAAAGGGGTTTGAATGACGCAGGACGGCTCACCCAAATATTGGCTCAGGAAGAACTTCACCGAGGCGCTTGGCCTTTCTGATGAAGCTTCTGACTGGCTGATTGCGCTTTGGGAAGTCATCCAGCTGTTTGACGATATTGCCGATGGCGCTTCGATCGATCGTGATGATCTCGATGCTGCGATCTGGAACGCTTTGGTCGGCCTGCCTGCCAATGGCTTCTATCAGCGCAATGCACACGTTCTGATTCCGCTGATGGGCATTGCGGTGTTCAAGTGGAAAGCCTCAGACACCGTTGAGCGTGATGGCGGTGCTTGCGCCACCAGCTTTGTCTGGCGCGCTGGATATTATGATTTGGTCCTGGCTGCAGTGCAGATCGAGCATGGCGTGCAGGCGGCAATGGATATCGGCCATGCGGTCTTGAAGCTTTATGGCGAGAGCCTTGAGGAATACATGAAGGAAATGTCTCATGCCTGATCCAGTAACCGCGCTAATTGTCGGCGGGACTTCTGTCATCGGCGGTGCCATGCAATCCAGCGCAGCCAAGAGTGCTGGTGCTGCACAGGAACGTGCAGCCATGATGGGCGTTGAGGAGCAGCGTGCTGCACGTGAAGAAATGCGCCGCCTACTTGAACCTTATGTCGCTGCTGGAACTCCTGCATTGCAGCAACAGATGGCTGCACTTGGTTTGACTGGGCCTGAATCGCAGGCTGAATTTGTCAAGCAACAAGAGCAGAGTCCAATCTTTCAGGCTTTGGCGCGTCAGGGTGAAGAAGCTATTCTGCAGAAGGCATCAGCAACTGGCGGACTGCGTGGCGGAAATGTGCAGGGAGCATTGGCTGAGTTCCGTCCCGCCTTGCTGAATCAATTCCTGACGCAGCAATATGAGCGCCTTGGTGGAATGACTGCTCTAGGTCAGCGATCGGCAGCTGGTGTTGGCGCGGCTGGTCAGGAAACTGCTGGCGCTATTGGTGATCTGTTTGGTCAAGCAGGCGCAGCACAGGCAGGTGCTAAACTTGGATCTGCACAGGCTTGGGGCAATGTCCTTAGCCTTCCCGCTCAATTTGCTGGCATGGCTTATGGCGCTGGCAAGCCTGGCTTTGGAAAGATGTTCTGAGGTAAATCATGGTTCAGCCTTATAATTATACCCTGGACATTGCATCACCTGGTGATGCCTTCCTAAAGGGAATGCAGATCGGTCAAGCTGGTCGTGCTGCTCAAGCTCGTGCTGCAGCGCAAGAGGAAGAAGCAAGCAAGCTTCGCCGCCTTAATGCTGCGCTGGCCCAGCTTGGTCCGAATGCCAGCTATGAAGATTATATGGCGCAGGTTCGCGCCAATCCAGATCTAGCTGAAACGCTTCTGGGTCAGCAAAAGACGTTCAGCGATGCGCGAAAGAATGCGCTGTTTGGCGCTGGTGAGCAGGCATTCATGCTGCTGCGTCCTGATGCGCAGGGAAATATCTCTGCCGATGCTGCCATTGCCAAGCTGGAAGAATCTGCACTGGCATTTGAAAACTCTGGTGAGCCTAATGTTGCCAAGCAGCTGCGTGACTCAGCGCAGGGCATTCGCGTCAATCCTGCTGCAGCGCGCAATGTTCTTGGAACGATGCTAGCATTTGCGGATGCTGATAAGTTTAAAAAGATCAATGATGCTGTTGGGTCAAAGGATGAAAGGACTGCATTCCAGCAGGACTTTGCGTTTATTCAAAAGACCTTTGGCGATCAGGCAGCTTCCGAGTTCGCTCAGTTTGGCCGCAGCGGCATTGTCAGTATTCCGCTTGGCGATGGCCGCACTTATGTTGGTCCGCCTTCAATGGCACCAGGCGCTTCGCGGTGGCAACCGCAGGCACAAGGCGCAGGCGCACCATCTGCACCGCAAACTCCGCAAGTTACGGAAGACGGTGCCGCGTCTATCCTTGGTGGTGCATCCCGCACCAAGAAGATCACGCAGGCCGAAGCCAATGTCGTGCGTCAGTCGCTGGGGCCGCAGGGGCAGGCGCAATTCAACAAGTGGCTGACAGATAACAGCATCAAGATTATCGTCCGCACCGGCACCACGCCTGATGGTCGCCGCGTTGTGCAATTCCAAGACGGGACCGTAGAATATGGCGCAGATTGATCCAAACACCGTCCAGTGGGATGCGCCTCCGCAGCCGGTTGGTAAGCCGGTCACTGGTGCGGCAAATGAACCGCTGCAGGGTGGTGTGATCCTGCCGGGAAAGCCGGAAAAGCCTGATAAGCCGACCGAGACTTTCCGGCTTGCTACGGACGCTGAAAAGAAGGCGGCTGGGCTTGATCCTGCACGCGCCTATCAGGTCAATAACATCACCGGCGAGTTCAAGGATGTTGGTGGACAGCCGACTGCGAAGCCTGCGGTCGTTGATCCCAATCGCGCCTTCAAGATCAACTCCACGCTCGATCAGCTTGCAAACCTGCGCTCCCTTGCCGAGAAGTCACTTTCCGTTGGTGAGACGGCTGGGCGAGTTCGTGAAACGCCATTGATCGGTGCTTTGCTTGGTCAGAACCGTGCTGACCTCGAGGGCGCATTGTCGCAGGTTGAAGGTAGCCTGATCCAAGATCAGCTTGCCGTTTTGGCGCAGCTTAATCCGCAGGGCGTTTCCTCGCTTGCGAACTCGGAAACCGAGGCTCGTCGCCTTGCATCCTCGATTGCAAACCTTGATCCAAACCAGAGCCGTGATCAGTTCCTCTCTGGCATTGCGCGCGCTGAGGAATACTACAAGCGTCAGCTTGAGCAGCTTGGTGGCAAGCGTGAGCCTGCTACTCCTACGGCACCAGCTGCCGGTGGTGGTGCGCAGCCAGGTGTTGCCCCTGTTGAGGCTGGTAAGCCTTTCCAAACTGAGGCTGACATTGCAGCCCAGCGCCAGTTGCAGGATGCTTGGGCGCGTGGCCTGTCGGTTGATGAACTGATCCAGTTTAACCAGCAGATTGGTCGTGGAGCATTCTCGCCGGAAGATATTCAGCGGATGCGCGATGCGCGTGCGCAAAATAAGCCGGAAGCCATTCGCTTCTATGCCACTCCGACTGGTCAGCCGACCGCTGCGCAGGGCATTATTGGCGCTGCTCTTGAAACGCCAGTTGGTGAAGCTGTTGGCGGATATGCAGTAGGTGCAGCTAATGCGCTGACCGCTGGCACGCTCGATGAACTAGCTCCGATTCTGGGCCTAGATCCGGCCCGTGTGCAGGCTGCTAAGGATTATCTGCGTGAGCGCGCTCCGACCGCCTCTCTGGCTGGTGAAGTGACTGGTGGCATCCTTGGATCGATCCCAGCGTTGCGCGGCTCGACTGCCCTACTTGGCGGAACTCGCTTGGCTGGCGCTGCTCCACTTATCGGTGAAGCCGCATATGGCGCAACCTATGGTGCTGGCGAGGCTCCGACTGGTGAGCGTGCGCTTGGCGCTCTGATCGGTGGCGGTGCTGCGTTTACTGGCGGTGCGCTGGCCAATCGCTTCCTGCCGGGTGGTCCTGGCACGTTCACTGGCATGGTGCCTGAGGTTCCTGCTGGTGCAATGACGCCTGAGATTCCGCCTGTGGCTGCAATGGCCCCAGAAGCGCCGCCGGTGGCAGGACAGGTCATTGCAGAGCCGCCTGTTGGTGCGCCTCTACCTTCTGCTGGCGGCGCAATTGAACTGACCGCTGACGATATTGCTCGCTTCACCACGCCAGAGGAACGTGCATCTTTCACGCAGCAGCAGTTGAGTTGGATTGCTCGTGGCCGTAAGGCTGAACAGCAGGCCGCACCAGCTGCCCAAGCTGCACCCACACCAACGCCTGAGCCAGCACCTATGCCGCAGGCTGCACTGGCCGCAGCACCTGGCGCTGAATTGACGCGCGAGGAACTGATCGATCTTGCGCGCAAGGCAACCAGCCGCACGCCAGGTGCATCCAAGGCACGCGCCCAGCTTGCCGATATCGCCAAGACCAATCCAGAAGCGCAGGCCGCTGCGGATCGCCTTGGCGTTGAATTGCCAATCGACGTTCTCAGCGACAACGCGCAGTTGAAAGAGGTGGTCGGCCTTACTCGATCTGAAATCGGATCAACAGCCAAGCAGGCTTGGAATGAGGCTGTCTCTACCGTCTCTGATCGCGCCCATCAGGCAATGGACGAACTTGACGCGGTGACGGACATTTCGCAGGTCTCGGCTGACGTATTTGACCGCCTGGACAAGGCGCAGATGGGTCTTGGCCGGCAGGCCACTACATTGCGCCAAGAAGTCACCGATGCAGTTGATGTGCGTGGCCGGGTTGAGGCTGATCGCATCAAGTCATGGCTCGATGAGCGCATTGCCGATCTTGGTGGTGGCAAGGAAGGTATTGCCAACCTGTCGCCAGAAGAAAAGCGCCTGTGGGGCATCGTCTCCAAGGGTCAGCCAACCTATGCGCTTCTTAATGAGCAGCGCGACCTGATCGGGCAGGCGTTGGAGAAGGGAACCGGCCCTTGGTCGAACACCAACATGAAGCGCCTCAAGGATATCTACGGCGCTCTTGCTGACGATCAGATCAATTTCATCGAGACAAGCGCGGGAAAGGAAATCGCTGACAAGCAGCGTGCCGCAAACACGCTGTTCCGCCAGATGTATGAAGGCCGCGAGCAGATGGAGAGGATCTTCACCAAGAACCTTTCCGGTAGCCTTGCGCCTCTGATGCAGCGCGCCATCACGCAAGGCACAAAGGGCAACGTCCAGACGCTCAACACGCTGGTCAAGATTATCCCGGAGGATATGCGCGGCAAGGTGCTGACCTCAGCTCTGTTCAAAGCTGCTAAGACAACCGACGAGACGTTCAGCTTCACCAACTTTGCAAACATCTATCGCGATCTGCGTGCCAATGGCGCGGTGTACAAAGAGTTCGCAAAGGCAGTCGGCCCAGAAGGCGACAAGCTTCTGACCGATCTCTATGCGATCTCGCGCCGTCTGAGCGATGCTGACAAGGCTATCTCGCGCACTGGCGCATCGACCCAGCTACAGCTGCTCAACACCGAGCGACTCCTAAGCCGCATCCTCATGGCCAGTGGAGGCGCTGCAGGCGCTGGCTTGATCGGCAGCATGCTTGGTGGTCCTGGCGCTGCCATCGTTGGCGCTGGCCTCGCTGCGGCGGCTCCTGAGATTGCCCAGCGTGTCGGCAAGACCAATGCGCAGAAGCTGCACACTTTAATGAGCAGCACGGAGTTCCGCGATCTGGCGACCAGTGCGGCATCTGGTGATGCGCTCGATCGCAACATCAACCGTGTGGCCGGCAGTAAGGCGTTCCGCGACTTCGCCAAGACGGTGGGAATCGAACTCAAGCAGGGTCGCAACTGGCTGCGTTCCGCAATCACCGCAGGCGCAGTTCAGGAGATGGGTCCAGAAGCTGGACCGCCACAAGGCGCGATCATGGTGGGGCCGCAGCAATGACCTTTCCGAACACCGCAATTTCTGGCATAAAGCCGATCAAGGAGATTTGTTGATGGCCGCGCTTTCCATTCAGGTTCCGTATCCGGTTTTTTACGACCGTGATGGCCAGCCGATCGATAATGGCAACATCTACATCGGTGTTGCCAACCTCGATCCTGTGACCAATCCGATTCAGGTCTATTACGACGAGGCGCTGACGATCACGGCAAGTCAGCCGCTTAAGACGAGCAATGGCTATGTCTATCGCAATGGAACGCCTGCGCAGCTTTACGTTGACGCGGTGAACTTCTCCATCACCGTCAAGGACAGCAAGAACACGCTCGTCTATAACTTCCCTGATGGCACTGGCATTCCGCAGGCTGATGCTTCGGCTATCACCTTCACTGGCGTAAAGGGTCAGTCTGGCTTTGTTAGTGATCTCGGTGACTCTGACGGCTCCGACTGGATTGGATACGTTCCCCCAGGGCTTGGCGCGGTTGCTCGATCCGCACAGGATAAGATGCGGGACTTCATCAACGTCAAAGACTTTGGCGCTGTTGGTGACGGCGTCACGGATGACACGAACGCATTCACCCTTGCGCTTGCCGCTGCAAGTTGCGTTCACGTTCCTGCCGGAAGCTATAAGATCACATCAACCATTCAAGTCCCAACGCGAAAGACCCTGCAAGGCGTAGGGTATGCCTCTCGACTTGTCGCCTCGTCTGTCGTTGGTCCGGTCATTGGAATTGGCAATGGCGGCGCGTCTGCGCCAACCCGCGTTACTGTCTCTGGGTTCAACATCACGGGCACGGCAACCTCTGGCTTGCAAGTGAACCTTGCGGATGGACTCCGCGTAGAGGATATTTCGCTTGAAGGTTTAACGGCAACACGCGGCTTTGTGTTCAAGCGCACATGGTCAAGTTCGTTTCGCGACCTGATGACAAACGGCGCAACGATCAGCGGGGAATGCTTTGCGGTCGGCCAAGATTTCAATGCCAACGATTGCGCTAATTGGTATACAAGCAATTTTTGCTCAACAAACGTATTGCTGGATGGAAGCCTTGATGGTGGGATCGGCGCTTCGCATGGATCAAATTTCCAAAACATTACCGTGCAAGGAGGGAATGTTGGGCTTTATATTCGGCAATTTCAGGGGGCTACATTTGATACTGTATATGAGGAAAATACCGTTTTGCCGGTTCGCTTGGGGGATCACACCGTCCCAAGACTTGCACGTGCAATTACCATCCGTAACCTGAACACGGAAGGTCCGGGACCAACGCATCCAGATATTGCTAACCGCACGGCTGTTGTGTTTTTCAGCTATGCCTTGGGATGCAAGATAGATACGCCTGATCTGGGCGCGGCGTATAACATCATGAACATCGTCCCGGTAACAATTACCGGAGATGGAACTGGCGCATCAGCGGTTGCTATTACCAACCATGCAGGCGCAATTGTTGGTGTGCAAGTCATAAAACAGGGAAGCGGCTATACGAGTGCTTCCGTTTCGTTTGGTGGAACTGGAACTGGCGCAACTGCTACTGCTACGGTGGCGACGGGCTTGATTTCGGCAATCACTGTCACGAGCGGTGGGACCGGGTATGCCCCTAGTCGCGGGTGTCTAGCGGCATATCGCTATCATACTGCCGTCAGGTGTGTAGTTGATACTCCATTTATACCGGCTGCGACTGGGTTTAAACCTACTTGGCCGTGGTTGGTTCGCGCGCCGGGCGCATTAAGCATATCTGGCGTTATTATCCGGAATGATATTAGCGGGCAGGATTGGGATAACACTGCCGATCTTCTGAGAAACCGGGAATATGCGTATCGGCATGTCTTGATGGAGATCGCGGACCCTGCTGCCGTAGTGTTGCGTAAAATCACTCCGGTTCAGTTGTAACCGCATCAACAACCTTTACACCGCTGCGGGGAAACCGTGGTAATTATAATAGACTGGTGAACTAATATGCTGATGCCCGTCAATTAAGATTGCCAGACTGCAAATGAAGGATTGAACCATGTTGAAAGCAGCACCATTCCAGACTGACTTCCCGCAAATCACTTCAGATGCGTTCATTCTGGACGCGGCTGGCATCAGGACCATTGATGGCACAACCGATCCTTATACACTGTCAGCCTCTGATAACGGTAAGGTTCTCTATGTGACTGATGCCACCGCGCTAACGATTAACTGTGCTGCTGGCCTTGGTGCTGGATTCTCCTGCACGATCATTCAGGGTGGCGCTGGCAAGGTTACAGTGGCTGCTAATGGTCAGACGCTAGTATCCTATTCGTCATTGTTTAGCACGATGGGCCAATATGCTGTAATCAGCGCAATCTGCCCAGTGGCAAACACGTTCCTTCTCGCTGGAAACCTTGGAGTCTGACAATGGCGACTAGTTCTCAAATGCCGTTTAACCCGCTTGGCGAGACTGTCGCCATTACGGCCAATCTCGCTCCTCCTGTTGGCGTGCAGGCTCTGGCTTATGAAAAGTTCAGCACCTTTGCGCCTGGGCAGTACCGGATTGTGAACGCCAGCGATGCCATCGTGCATCTTGGTGTTGGCCCTACTGCAGCAAAGGCACAGGCTAACGCCGTGGCCGCTATCTCTGGCAATCCAGCTCCCGGCATTCCTCTCCTTCCCGGTGCCGTCGAGATCGTGCGCTTTACGGCTGAAACCTATTTCAGCGGTGCAGCTGCTGCGGCCAAGACCATTTACATCACTCCGGGGCAGGGTTTGTGAGGAATGGATCAGCAGATTATCAACTGGCTTTTCATCGGGTTTGGGGCAGCAATCGGTTGGATATTGAAGGTGGTATGGGATGCTATTCGTGATCTGAAAAGCGATCTGCGTGAGATCGAAAAGGATCTGCCAGAGGTCTATGTCCGCAAGGATGACTTCCGCGATGCAGTTCAAGAGATCCGCACCGAGATGCGTGAGATGCGTCAAGATATGAAGATCAGCTTTAAGCATATTGATGATACGCTTGGTGCGGTCTTTAAGCGGCTTGAGAACAAAGAGGACCGTTTATCGAAATGACACCGCCTCTGCCACGCTGGCTCAAGACGGCCAAGAAGTTCAATGGACTGAGCGAGGTTCCAGGACCGCGCCATAACTCCACGATCCTTGGCTGGCTTGAGTCCCTGCGTGCTTGGTGGCGTGATGACGAAACGCCTTGGTGCGGTGTGTTTGTCGCATACTGCATGAAGGAAAGCGGCCTGCCCTATCCCAAGCTGTATATGCGCGCCAAAGCATGGGCTGATTACGGATCTTTGCTGCGGCCGGATCGACTGGCTCCTGGCGCAATCCTTGTGTTTGATCGTGCTGGCGGCGGCCATGTTGGCTTTTACGTTGGCGAAGATGCTGGCTTCTATTACGTTCTCGGTGGCAACCAAGCCAATGGCGTGAACACGATGAAGCTTGGAAAGTCGCGTCTTGTCGCGTCTCGCTGGCCGAAAGGTGAACCCGTCTTGGGTCGGCCAGTGCGTTTGAATGGTGGAATCGTCTCCACCGATGAAGCATAGGAGTTCGCTATGAACAAAGAACAGGTCTTTGGAATCGTCCGCACAGTAGCGGCTTTTGGCTTTGGCTTCCTTGCTGCCAAGGGAACGATCGATGGTGCCACCGCTGAGGCTCTGGCCGGCGCTGTGGCAACGATTGGCGTGGCTGTATGGTCTATCCTTAGCAAGAAGCAGCCTGCTGCGTGATTAAGTTCCTGACGACTTTGCTGGCTGTAATTGAGAAGGTGTTTGGCTTTCTCGATCAACAGCATTGGAAGCGGCAGGGCCGTCAGGAAACAATCAAGGAAGCGAACGATGCCATCAATCGCCAGATCGAACTTGGTGAGGCTGCTGTCAGCGTTCCTGATCCTGAGCGTGACGAGCGGCTGCGCAACCGCTTTGACCGGAGTCGAGGCTATCCCGAAGAATAGCTATTGCTCCATTGCCAAGCCTATCAGCTACGATAGCGCCAAGGATACACCGGAAACGATTAGGCAGATTGAGCTGCACAATAGCCGCTTTGTTTGTATCTGCGAGAACGACTGTCCTAAGCCTTAATCCCTGACACGCTGGAATCTCCATTGTAGCGCCCTTTGGAGGCATAGGAGGCTTCAGTTGGCACTGGCTCATGCTTGAAGAACACCATCTGCCCTATGGCGTCTCCTGGGCGAATCCTGATGCTATGGTGCTGACACATATTCTTCAATTCCAGCGTCAGCACAGATCCGTTCCAGCCAGCGTCGCACCAACCAGCGTTCATATGCTCCAATCCAATGCGTGCCATCGATGACTTGAGCTTGTATTCGGCACTGAGCCAGTTGGGCAGATTGAACACCTCTCGGCTCTGCGCGAGGATGAAGTCGCCAGGCTCAAGCACCCAGCCGTCAGCGTCCATGATATGGCTGTTGAATGATACAGGTTCGCGTTGACGGAAGTCCACAAAGCCAACCTGCTCATCTTCCCAGAGGATCGTGCTGCCAAGGTGAATATCGATCGAGGCTGCGTTGATGTCCTTTACATCGACTGGCGTGATGATCTCCAGTTCGACGATGCGACGCAGTTCTTCATGGCTTAAAAGTGTCATTGCGTGTCTCCTAGTGC